TAAATATGTTTCCATATATAAGCTCACATAAAAAGCCCCTAACGATAATGCTAGAGGCTCTTTATTTTTGACTAAAAACTAAATGACTAAAAACTAAATGATTAAATATCTATAGTAGATTTTTGTAGATATTATTTATCTCCAGACAAAGCAATAAGTCTGTCTTCGATTGTTTTCTTTGTCTCTGCTGCAACATCAAGAGTGGTAGACTGCAATTGAGGAGCTACGTATTTTGTGAACCTTTCCATTGCCTGTATTCTATCTTTTGGATCTAACATACTTAAATCTTTCTGGAATTGCTCAGATGCATAATAATCAAATGTAGTCTCTGAGAGAATTTCTCTTACTTGTGATGATATTTTATTGGGCGTTCCTGGTTTTCTTCCGCCTGTTTTGGGTATTCCTTTGGGTCTTCCAACTTTTCTTTTCTCTGTATTCATACAATTTAATAGCATTAAAAGTTAAACCTATCGTGCAAAGATAATTATTTATTTTCGCACCGTATAGTATAAGTTTAACCAGTATAAAAGATTGTATATGGGACTAATTGGTTCAGCTATAGGAGCAGCAGGTAGCATCTTTGGTGGTATTGCAGCTTCAAAGGCAATGAAGAAAATGAAAGAGAATGTAGAGGCTCAAAAAAGAGCTAATCAAGATTGGTATGATAGACGCTATAATGAGGATGCTACACAGCGTGCAGACGCACAACGTATCCTTACATTAACGGAAGAGAATATCAAGAATCGTAACAGAGCAGCACAAGGAGCACAAGCAGTGATGGGCGGTACAGAAGAAAGCGTTGCAGCTGCAAAAGAAGCAAATAATAGAGCTTTATCAGATGCAGCAGCACAAATAGCGGTTAATGGAGAACAACGCAAGGACGCTATTGAGAATCAATACCAAGAACGTGACGCTGCACTTGACAATCAACTCAATAATATTGAACAGAGTAGGGCGCAAGCTATTTCTCAAGCGGTGCAAGGCGTAACAGGTGCTGCATCGACTATGGATTTTGGTAAGGTAAAAATTGGAAAACGCACAATTGACCTATAGCTTATGAAGAGTTCGTTAAATGAAATATTAGGAAATAACGCACCTACACCAAAGCAACAGCCATCTCAAGCACCAGCAAACGAGGTGGCTGCTACTAGTAGTGTAGAGCCGTTTGATTATGGCAAGGCAGAGGCAGAGAAAGAGAAACCCACGTTTACTCCGCCTACTGTTGAGCCACAAGGAACAGAGCAAGGGCAAACAAGTGAAGCTAAAGTTGTTCCCCCACTTGCTATTCCTTCTCAACAACCAAAGCCTGAAGAGCCAACTGAAAATCCTCGAATGAGCTATGTCGAAATGTATCAGCGTTTAAATCCCTTCCAACCTCCAACAGAGGAAGATTTAGAGAAAGAACGCAAGAAAGCTAAGCGTGAGAAGATTTTTGCTGCTATAGGTGATGGTATCTCTGCACTCTCTAATCTCTATTTCACAACTCGATATGCACCTAATATGTACAATCATGAGAATGCACAGAGTGCTAAGGTCGAGAGAAAGTGGCAACAATTGCAAGCCGATAGAGATGCTCAAATGAATGCTTATATAAGAAATCTTATGGCAGCCCAACAGGCGGACGATGATAGAGAGGATAAAGATCGAAACTGGAAACGCCAAATTGGAATGGACGAGTATAATAAGAAAAAAGATGCTGATGAATTGCAATACAGAAAAGATCGTGACGAGAAAAAAGATGAGCAATGGAAAGACTCCTATAATCAAAAAGAGAATCAATTTAATGTAAATGTAGGTCTTAAGGAAAAAGATCAAGCTGAAAGAGCACGTCATAATCAAGCAACTGAAGGATTAGCAGGAGCACAGCTGGGTGAAACGAGACGACACCATCTTGTAAGTGAAAATCAAAATGCGCAATATCTTGCAGGAGGAGGATCAAGAGGTAAAGCGCAAGAAACAATAACATTAGCAGATGGTAGCGTTTATACCTTCTCTCCTGAAAGGAAGGGTGCTTTGACGTCACTTGCACCTACAATGATTAAAAAGGCGAAAGCAGCAGCCGAGCGATATAGTAAAGCAAATAATTGGAAATTAGCTAAGCATTATAAAGAGTTAGCAAAGTCAATTGAAAAAGCTAAAAGTAAGAGTGCTCTTGCTGCAATTGTTACAGCGAACGTGGGCGACTTCCCATCGTTAGATACAGATGTTAGACGAATGATTGGAGCAAGTGATGATTTTGATAATATGAACTCTGGAGGATTCAATATAAATAATTATCAAAGAGGAGGCAGTGGGAAGAAAACCACACCAAAGAAAACCACAAATAAACCACCATTAAATTAGTATATTATGCCAAATAAAATTACATATACCATTAAGACACCTGATGGAAAAGAGCATCAAGTGTCGAAAGAAAATATAGATAAGCATGGTATTCAAGCCTATGCAGACGCTTATGAGGGTGCAACCATTCGTATGCGTGATAGCAAAAAAGGTGATTATGATATTCCATTAGCAAATTATAATGATGCTAAGGCGCAAGGCTTACATGCTTTTTCTTGGGAGCATAAGCCTGTAGTAGCATCTCAAAATAATTCACAAGCTACACAAAAACAACCTGCTCCAAAGGTAAATACTACTCCTGGAACACCAATGACGGCAGCGCAAAAGGCGCAAGTTCTTAATAATGTAAGTGGTATTGTTGCTCAATCTCAGTCGGATCTCAGTAGAACTATGCGTAAGTTTGACTATGCAAAACAGAATACAGGTCTTGACGTTAAGCCTATAAAGTTAGGTGAGAATAGAAAGATTGCCACAGAAAAAAATAAAAATGGTCAGACAACTTATCTTGATGCAGAAGGTAATAGATTCGATGATCATGCACAAGCAAATTTTTCACAAACCCAAATTGAGGAAGATGAAGCAAAGCGTAAAGATCTTTTGGGCTATATAGATAAAAAGGGAATGAGTAGCGTTAATTCTGCTTATGATAAACAATACTCAGAACTTGAAGACTTTAAGAAAAAACATCCTTACTTATCTGCCTTTAGCCGTGCTCTTTCTGCTTTTAGTGGACGTATGTCTGGCGGAGGAACAGCAAATATTAACCAATATAGACCTGAAGAAGCTCGTACAGGTCTTGCCGCACTTGCCTTTAATCAAAAAACAAGACAAGCTATCGATGAAGGAAAAAGATATGAGCAAGGAGATACAGGCTTTTGGGGTCGTGCTACTAGAGGTTTAAAGAAAGGATTAACATCTGCTAGTACCTATGATTTGGGGCTATCTGATACCGATATTGCAGGGTCGTTAAAAGAAGCTGCAGATAGATATGCTAAAGGTCAAGCAACGCAAATGGATGAACTCTTACTTGATGCAGCCGCTCTAAATAGTGAGACGGAGGGAAAATACGCAGATGCTTTAGGTGGTTGGTTTGGTGCAGGAGAAGGCATACCTGGAGTTGCTAGTTTCATGATGCAGATAGGGAGTAATCCCATGTCTGGATTTGGCAAAGCTACAGCACAGAGTGTTGCAAAGACAGTAACAAAAAGAGCTGTACAGAAGTTTGGTACAGGTTTAGCGGCTAAAGCAGCTATAACTTTAGCAAAAGGGGCAACACGTGTAGCGGCTGATGCAGTAGAAGCGGGTGTTGTTACTGCAATGTATAGCCCTACAAAGATTGTAGGAGATTATCTTAATCGAAAGACAGGTACAGTTGTTCATGATGGAAATGGCGGATACACTTTTGAAGGCAAAGAATATAGCGATATAAAAGCTGTTGCAAAAGCTATCAATGACCAGAATGCGGAAAACCTTTCTGAAATGTGGGGAGACTATCTTCCTGGCATTGGTAAGGTTGGAAAGCTCATAGGTAAAGGCGCACGTAAAATTGGCTTAGGGAAAGTTGTTAACGCTTTCGAGCAAATGAGTAGTTCTCAATGGATGAAGACATGGAATGAATTTATGGATCGTACCAAATGGAATGGACTTTCTGGTGAATACATGGAGGAAGCGGAAAAGAATCTCTACAATGCTCTAACCAATGGTGATATGACTCTTGACACGAATCCAAATACAGGTGTATTTAGTAGAAAGATAAACGAGGACACATTTAAGAGTGTAGCCTTAATGTCGGGTATCATGAGTGGTATTAGTACTGTGGGTTACACACGTTTTAAGTATAAGGCATCAAGAGGACAAAAGAAAGCAGATAATAATGCAAAAGCAGTTCTTGGAGCAGAAAAATGGAGCGAGATAAAGAAACTTATTGACAATGCAGATGACAAGAGTATAGGTGGTATTATCGAACAAATAGGCAACGATAATAGTCTTAATACAAAACAAAAGATGGCTATTCTTGATTATCAGTACAAGAGTGCTGTTGCTCATGGTGCAAATATTCAAGACTTGAAGAACAAACTTGAGGGTAACTATGATGAGAAAGCCAATAGATATGATGCTGGTTATAATGCTACTGAAGACGAATTAGCCAACATCAAGAATGAACTTGAGTTGCGTCATAGACAATTAACTGAAACCTTTAAGGATGATCCTACAGCTTTACAACAGATAGAAGAAGATCCAAAGGCTTTCCTACAAGGATTGAAAGAATCAGAGGTAGGAGGTGAAAAGGCAAAGGTTATAAACGCTTACGAAGAAACCAGAGCAGCTTATGATGGTATGATACAACGTGTCAAAGATAATATCGATGATGCTATTACTGAAAATAATACTGTTATTGAGCAACGTACACACCAAGATGGAAATATTTATCCTGCAACCATGAAATTAGATGACCGAAAAGTCTATGTCGTTGGAGGTAATGTGCAGATGAATGAAGATGGAAAGGGCATAGACCATGAAAAGTCTAGCTCTAGTGTGATGGTGCGTGATGCAGAGACTGGAAAGGTTGAAATGGTAGACCCTTCTGCTATCCTATCTGTTGACACGCCTGTAAATGCAGAGGAAGAGAAAGCCACTTCATCAGAGCAGATAAAACAAACATACGCTCAAGAACAAGCAAATAAAATAGATGGTGTACTTGAGTTTAAGGCAGGCGACACTTACTCTATTCTAGGTGAAGACCAAAAGCAACACACCATACAAATTATTGGTGAAGCGATTGATGAAAAGACAAAACAGCCAAATCCTGATATGGTTATGGCGAGCATTGACGGCTTAGAGCCTACAATGTTACCAAAGGAACAAATTCAGGCAATGAATGATGAAGAGAATTTGTGGCGTCTTGAACAATCGTTAAAGCAAGATGAGGAAGTGGAAAATACAACTCCACATCCAGCACAATCATATAATCTCAACGATGAAATTACTCTTATAAATGAAGATGGTAAGCCTGTACGTGGAAGCATTACAACAGACCAAAATGAAGATGGAAAGTTTGAAGTTTATACCGAAGAGCCAATCAACGGCAAACGAGTAAATCTATTCACAGCAGAGGAACTTGATGCTATGACTGGCAAACAACAGGAGCAGACTAACCAAGCACCAGTACAAGAAGAGCAAGGAGAGCAAACGGAGTCACCTGCACTTGTTGCAGGTTTGAATGATGGAACTATTGCAGAAAATGCAACAGTTCAAAAAGAAGAAACACCACAACACGAACCAACAGCTTTAGAGCGTATTCCAACCAATGAGCAAGGAGAGCCTATCTATGAACAAGCAGACCCTGAAACAGCATGGGACGCAATTGTAGAACAAACAGAAGGAGATGAAAGTATTGCTCAGTCTGTTGCTGATGGTATGGTCGCTGATATGGAAGCTGCGGTTAGAAGGGCAGAGAAAGCCAAAGTAAAAGGCGGTACTACCATTGCGGAAAAGATTGCAGCAGAAAAAGAACGTGTTGCAACCATAGAACAAGCCAAAGCTACACTTGAGCATTGGAAGAAAATTGCATCAACTAATAGTAGACGTCAAGAAGCTATCCAGGCGGAAGAGAGTCGCAAAGCCAAAGAAGCTGCACTTCTCCGTAAAGAGCAAGAGGAGAAAGAGCGTGCTATGCGTGAAGAGGAAGAACGTGTTAAGCGTGAAGCGTTAAATGGTGTACCTGATATTGTCGAAGATAAGGCTATAGATGCACGTGCAAGAGGCTATAGACGTATAAGTGGTGATAAAGTCGATAGACAAGAGCCACTTAATGCTATTAAAGGAAAAGAAGTGCAAGTGAAGTTCGATGATAAGAATATTCCTACAGGACATGTTAGTCTTATTGATGTTGATGAATTACAACCAAGTCATAAAAATGGGTACAGAAACCCACTACATTTCATTGATGAAGCACAACCCAAAGAGCGTAAAGATGATGCAAGTATAGATGCAGCACGTAAAATAGCAGCAAATATACGTCCTGAAGAAATAACATCGTCTGTTACTGCTTATACAGGAGCACCAACTGTGAATAGTCGTGGTGAAGTTATTCAAGGAAATAACAGAAGTGCAGCATTAAAAGAAATGTGGGCAATGCACAAAGAACAAGGAGAGAAATATAAACAATATATCATTGATCATGCTGAAGAGTTAGGTTTAAATCCCGCTGATGTACGATCTATGAAGCATCCAGTTCTTGTAAATATGCTCGATGTAAATGATAATGACGCTATCTCTTTGGGTCAGTTTGTTGCTAGTGACACCGAAAGTGGTGGTACAGAGCGTATAAAGCCCAAGAATGTAGTAAAGAAGTTGGGTAATAGAATGAAAACCTTTGCAAATATCCTTTTACGTACAACAGACGAGGATATGTCTTTTGCAGAACTTATAGATCGTAATGGAGTAGAGGCTCTTAAATGGATGAATGCAAATGGATCTATTACTTCAACACAATATAAGAGTGCATTTGATAGCAAAGGAAACCTAACAGCAGAAGCAAAGAACGATCTTAAAGGTGTGATGTATCAAAGTATCTTTGAAGGTGGTAGCACACAACTTGAGGAAATGTTTAATGCTTTACCTATCAAAGCACAAAAGGCTATACTTGCAACCGCTTATAGAGAATATGATAGTCCAACCACAGAACGTATGGTAGAGGAAATACAAAACTCTATCATGGCGTATTATGCTCTTTCACTTGATGAGCAGTTTAAAGCTGCAACCAATCATAAGAGTGCTCGTTGGGCAGTTGAATCGTGGAAGCGTCAATATGCTATTGATGATAGTACAGGAGAAAGTTATCTACCTTCAGAGAAGTATAGCAACTTTGCGTTGTTACTTGCAACGATGTATAAAGGAGATAGCCAATCGTTTATACAAGGTACTTTTAAGCAAATGTATGATCTTATTCAAGGTACACAAGAAGATAATTTATTTGAACAGCCCGACAATACACCACGTACACTTGTTGAAGCTATTAAGGAAACATTAAATATAGAATATGATGGACAACAAAGAAGTGACATTTTGGCTAGCAATTCTACAGCAAGCCAACAAGGGGAACAAAGAAGCAATGGAAACTCTAAAACAGGAGGACGAAGTGAGACAAGAAATGGGTCTAAAGACTATCAAGGAGGAACTCAAGGAGATAGTGGAAGAAGCAGAAGTGAACAAAGCAGTGGAGGCAGCCAAGAAGAGGTTACAGAAAGGAACTCACATTTAACAGAAAAAGAAGCTGATGAGCAAGATTTAGCCGATAAGAAAGAATTAGAAGATTTTATTGCACAGACAGACTCTAATAATAGAACAAAAATAGACGAAAGTAAATATGATGCAGAGGATTTGTTTGCCCCTTTATTACTTGATGGGAAATCGTCTAATCTTGCAGTAATGACTTTTGTCTCTGATAATATCAACGATCCTAGTCTACAAATTGCCGTGTATGATTATTCTTTCGATATTGACAATAAAACAAATAGTGGATGGCAAAAATGGGGCGATCTTGCCGATGAATATAATGCGCATGTAGCAGAAGAAGACAGAACGTGGGAGCCAAATGATAATGCTATGCTCGAATTTAGAACGGTAGATGCAGCTGTGAAATTTAATGATTGGCTAAAAGCAAAGGAGGATGGAAAGAGCAATGTAGTTCATTCTTTTGGCAATAGTGCATCACAAAATGATACTAGTATAAAGTTAAGTGATACCTCATTTGCATCAGAAGAGGAAGCAGAAAAAGCTATTCAAAAGTATGTAGAGATAAGAGAAAAGAGAGACTCAACATTAGAGAAGATAACAGAGCTTATAGAGAGAATAAGAGAAGAGTATAAGGGTGATCCTAATGTGGAGAACATTGTTAAAGAGAAAACGCAAGCACTTAGAGATGAGTTCTTTAGCTTATTTACAGAGCTTGATAAGTTCTTAACTTCATTAGATAAATCATCTAATGATTATGTAACACAAGTAGGTGATGATCGACTTGTAGAAAAGGGTGTATTACCTATAAACTATTCATCTCTTTTCCAAAGTAGAAAAAACGAGGTTGCGCAAAATGCAGTTGTTCACTTGTTAAAAAGAATTGGTATTCCTGTTCATTTCATTAGTCGTGTAGGAGCAAAACTGTCTGGAAACGGAACCGCTAAAGGTTGGACTAACGGGCTTGAAATATGGATAACAAAAGATCGTATTGATGCAGAGACTCCTGTACATGAATATACCCATATCTGGACTTTTGCTTTGATGAAGAAGAATCCTAAGTTATGGGCAGAGATTAAGAACTTGCTTAAGGACTCTGAATGGGTTGATAAAATTCAATCTATGGATGAGTATAAAGATACGCTCGATAATGAGGACTTGCTATATAGTGAGGTCTTAAGCCGTATTAGTGGAAAACGAAATGGAGAGAAGTTTGAGAGCATGGCTTTTAAGCTCATTGAGGAAGTAAATAGTGTTGAAAAGAAAGTTGACTTAAAACGTGGTCTTGAGAAACTTCGTGATGCCCTGAAACGTTTCTGGGAATGGGTCGGAGTAAACCTATTTGGTATGAAAGAGTTTAAAAGCGTTGATGATGTATGCGATAGAATTTTGTTTGACCTTTTAAATGAGAGTGACATTGCACGTACAGAAGAAATGCGTGAGTATTATGAAGAGGAACGTGAGATGAATACTATCATCGATAAGGCAAAAGAAGATGGAACATACTTAAAAGCACCCAATGGGGAAGACAGTAAGTTACCAGAAAAAGAATGGGCTTATGCAAGAACTAAGGAATTTAAAAGCCAATTGAGTGATCGTTTGAATCTTATACTTAACGAAAGCAAAGAAGATTTTAAAGATTGGGAAAAGAAAGAATTTAGGGACTTGTTTAAAGTACATGGTCTTTTGGGAGAAAATAACGAGCCTAGTTATCTCTTAGTTAATGACTCTGTATACACTAACGAATATTTCGATAGACTAAAAATGATGCAGGAAGAGGCTCAAGAAACCATGAACTCTGGCAAGGGTGGAAAAAGCGTTTCAAGTGTTAAGTCTGTTGATATGAGAGATGCAGAGTACATCAAGGCAGTAGAAAACAACGACACAGAAACCATTCAACGACTTCTTTCAGAGGAAGCTGAGCGTAAGGGATACTCTAATGATTCAAGTTATCAAGGCTCTTTAGCATTTAATGGGTCTGCACCTTATCAAAATGCTTACTTTGAGACAAAGGAAGAACGTAAGGAAGCATGGGAGAATGACGAATATGAAGATACAATGTCTTTAGGAGACTATGTAGATAGTGGTATTGATACTAATAATTTAGAATGGAACTTAACAGATCCTATGGCATTACGACAAGCAGATCCTGAGCGTAGAGAAGCAATTGAGAACTTGCGCCAAACTGTTCGTAGTAATAGCAAGACAATCACAATATACCGTGCAGTAGATGCAAATATAAAAGAAAATGAGATTCGTAATGGAGATTGGGTTACACCAAGTCGCTCTTATGCAGAGTACCATATTGGTTTGCAAGACTGGGAGAATGGAAGGATAATAGAACAAGAAGTATCCATTGACGACATTTGGTGGGATGGTAACGACATCGCAGAATGGGGTTATGACAATGGTAAGGGAGAGGTGTATAAAAATACCCCTAATAATCGTAAGATGTTCGAGGTAACCTATGATGATAAAGGAAATATCATTCCTTTGAGTGAACGATTTAACGAAGAAAACGATGATATTAGGTATCGTTATGAGGAAGGTGATAATGATGTTGCACTCCAAGTCAAACAACCCATAGAACAAAGCAAGAATCTTGTGGCTTTGCACAATCTTTCCGAAGAGAAGTTGCAGCAGGCATTAGAACTTGGAGGTTTTCCGATGCCAAGTATTGCCATAACTAAAGCCAATATAGGGCATACAGAGTTTGGAAACATTTCCCTCCTGTTTGGGAAAGATAGCATTAATCCTACAGACAAGAGGAATAAGGTTTATGGTGGCGACGCTTGGACACCGACATTCCCGAGTATAGGTTATAAGTTGAACAGTGAGAAAACGAGTGATATTTATCGTCGTGCTAACAACGTCGGTTCGTTACCCCTGTTTCGTCCTGTTTTTTTTCATCCTGACAATTACGAAAACAAAATTGATGGACAAGGCTCGAATGGCCTTGTAGAGCACTTCAAGGATGATTACGGAGCTAAGCAAATGTTTCTTTATGAAAAAGGCAATGCGGTGGAGAAGTTTGTGCAGCATGAGGTAGAGAAGTATTCGGATGAAAACGTAAAGTTTTTTGAGAAAATCCTTGAGATCATCGGTCTTGAGAAACTTAAGAATGAAAGTTACGATTCGTTGGAGAATGAAATGAAAAAACTACTCGGACAATATTATGACATTGACTTTGATACCATGAAGCCTTTCCGTGTAATAAACCGGATTAACTCCACTATACAGAAAACAATCGACTATGCAGAGAATGGAAACAACAAAATAGAGAATGATATTGCTGCAACCGAGGAAAAGATTGATGAAAGAATAGATCCAAAGGAGTTCCGGAAGTGGCTGGAAAAACTGTTCTCCGGTGTTGTGGAGAAAAAGGGTATCCGGAATGAACAAGACATGTTTACCCCATCCGGAAACAGACGGGAGTGGGAGAAGCTTTATGATGCTGTAACTCTTGACAATGCTATCAAAGCAATGCAAACGCAAGCAAAGAAAGGTGGTACAGGCCTGTTTGGAGGTAGTATTTTCGGGGCAGCGTCAAAAGAGCTTAAAGAAATAGAGGATATTCGTAATGAAGCCAAACTGCGTATTAATCCTATTTCGGAAGAGGATTACCAAGCAGAGAAAGACCGAATTACCGAACGTCTTAAAAAGGTGACAATACCTTCTGTATCAAAAAGTTTTTCTGACGCCATGGACTTTGTTGAAAATGTGCAAGATGCTGTGTCTAAATCGCATACCGCAAAAGGCATATATCGCCATCTTCACAGCCTTTATCCCGATATGACCATGGAGGTAGCGAAAGAAATTGAGGATATTGTCAAGGATATTCAAAAGATAAGTACACGCTATCTTGAAGCAAAGCCTTACCGAGCAGTATCTTTTGATGAGATTAAGGCCGCTGTCGTTCCTTCTGACACAAGTTCGGAATTAATACAACAGTTAAAAGACCGTGGCATTGAGGTGAGTACTTACGAAAAAGACAATCAAGAGCAGCGCAAACAGATTGTAAATGAAGTAGCAAGTAAGGAAGAACTTTTGTTTAGGAACGATGATGGAATTGATGTCGTGAATGAGCGGTTTAATGAAGAGTTGGATAACTTAACAGAGGAGAATGCAGATAAAGTTACACTTTGGTTAGGAAAACCCTCAGATGTGTTGCTATCTTCAGGCATCGAAAATAAACCATTAAAGCTGTATGGCAATAAGGTTATCAAGAAAATGAAGAAGCATGGCTTTGCTTTGGATGAACTTCGAGATTTACCTAAGGCTGTGGCTGATCCTATTGCTGTGTTCGATAATTTGGGACGTTTTGGTAATCGTTCTATTCTTACTGAACTAACAACAGAACAAGGGAATTTCCTTGTAACTATAGATATGGGTAAGGGTGAAAAAGATGTTGATTTTAATATTGTATCTTCTGTTTTTGGTAAAGGTAAAAGTAAGATCGTTAGTTGGATAGAGAGAGGTCTTGCCACCTATATAAACAAAAAGAAAGCCTTAAATTATCTGCACCACTCCGCACCAATTGCGGAAGCCCTCAGTAATTCAAGACTTTCTTCTGCTGCAAATATAGTGAAAAATTTTGAAAATCCAACTAATAGTTCAGAAAAAGTTTTAGATAGAAAAACTACTCAAGCTGAGGAAGTTGCAGAAAAAGAGCATCAACAAATGGTTGAACGTGCTAATGAACTTGCAGAAACCTTACATCTTGATAATGTTGAGATAGTTACCGATGCTAGGACTTTAGAGGGTAAGAAAGCAAAGGCAAAAGGATTCTACTCAACAAGTACAGGTAAGATAACTATTGTTATTCCTAATCACAGTAATATTGCAGATGTGGAGAAAACATTGCTCCACGAAGCAGTTGCCCACCATGGTTTGCGTAAACTCTTTGGCGAGCACTTTGATAACTTCCTTGATAATGTGTTTAAAAATGCAAGTGAAGATGTTAGACGTGAAATAGTAAAACTTGCTGCAAAGAATAAATGGGACTTCCGCATAGCAACAGAAGAATATCTTGCTAGTCTTGCAGAAGATACAAACTTTGAAAATATGCCAAATGGACTTTGGGATAAGGTTAAACGTTTATTCTTAGACATGTTACGCAGTATTGGTTTGCTAAAACAGAAAGATGGAGAATGGAATGACAATGAGTTGCGCTATATTCTTTGGAGAAGTTATAAGAACTTGAAAGAGAAAGGTCAGAGCAATAGTATATTGAACAAAGCTGAAGACATCGCAATGCAACACAGATTAAAGGTTGGCAATTACTCTGAAAGCACAGATAAAGAGGTACGCTTTAGAGATGGAGAACCTCAAAGCAAAGAGCGTGTGAGCGCAGCTGAGCGTTACGAACAACGTGTAAGTCGCTCAATGTTCCAAAGTCAAGAAGCCTTACAAGATAGCATGCTAGGATTAAAAGAGGCTATGGACGCTATAATGAGAGCAGAAGGTAAAGAGATGTATATGGAAGATATTGAGGGCTTTGAGAATGCTTATTTAGGAGAAAATAGATTGTCTTCAGTTAATCAAGCTGAAACTGAAGCCTTTGCACATCTTGTATTCAAACCAATGCTTGACGAAGTTGCTAAACTTGCGAAGAATGATAAAGAACGTTCTGAACTGACGGACTACATGATGGCTAAACATGGTTTAGAGCGTAATGAGGTGATGCGTAAAAATGCTCTAGAAGAAATCATAAATAACGAGAAGTTAAGTGATGCGCAAAAAGATGTACGTGCAAGTATTGCGGAACATCGTGATTATGCAGGTCTCACAGCATTGACAGATGCAACTAGCGTAGAAGAGGCGGAAAGCGAAGCACAGAGAATGGTTGAAGAGTATGAGCAGAAACACGATACCACAAACCTATGGGATAAAGTAAATACTGTGACTAAAGGAATCTTATCAAAGAGTTATGAGTGTGGTATGATGAATAAGCAGACATACGAGAAAGTTAGAGACATGTATCAATTCTACATTCCACTTCGTGGCTTTGATGAAGAAACAAGCAGAGAGGCTTATGCTTATCTCTCACATGGTCAAAGCGCATTTAATGCGCCTATCAAAACTGCAAAGGGACGTTCGTCTAAGGCTGATGATCCTTTTGCAAATATGCAAAGTATGGCAGAAAGCGCAATAATGCAAGGAAATAGAAATGTATTGGTAAAGCAAAAGTTCTTGAACTTTGCTCTTAATCATCCTAGCGATCTTGTAAGCGTGAATGCGTTATGGTTGAAATACGATGATGTAAAAGAAGAATGGCGACCTGTGTTCCCTGATAATATTGAGGAGACAGATACAGCAGATGAGGTTGAGAAGAAAATCCAAGACTTTGAACAGCGTATGGCAGAACTTGCAAAGCAAGATCCTGAGAGATACAAGCATGGAAAAGATACTGAAAACATTCCATATCGTATTGTGGAGAGCAGAGATTTAAGACAACATCAAGTTGTAGTGAAGCGTAATGGTAGAGATTATGTGTTGACTATTAATGGCAACCCACGTGCAGCACAAGCACTTAATGGATTGACTAATCCTGATAATGATGTTTCAGGCGCAATTGGCGCAATTCTCAATTTTGGTGAAAAGATAAACCGCCAATTAAGTGCGTTCTATACTACACGCAATCCAGACTTCGTTGTGTCTAACTTTATTCGAGATATGCTCTACGCTAATTCCATAGTATGGGTAAAAGAAAGACCTAACTATGCATTACGTTTCCATCGTAACATAGGAAGGTGTAATCCTGCTCAAATGAAGATCCTTTTATCTAAGCATAAAAAAGGAGAGTTGGATATGAATAATAGTTTAGAGCACATGTTCCATCAATTTATAATGAATGGAGGAGAGACTGGTTATGCAAATGTGAGAGACATCGAACAGCATAAAAATGATATTCAAAGAGAATTAAAACGAGCAAATGGAAAGATAGGAATAAAAAGATCTCTTAGCCTGCTTGGAGAAAAATTAGACGAATATAATCGTGCGGTTGAAAACTGTGCTCGTTTTGCAGCCTTCCTTACATCTCGTGAGATGGGTAGAACCATAGACCGATCAATTTATGATGCAAAAGATATTTCTGTGAACTTTAATAAGAAAGGTAGTGGTGCAAAATTTATGAAAGCAACAGGGCAGACAAAGATAGGAAAAACTAGTGCGTTTATTTCTGGAATAGGAAGAAGCGGATATGTATTCTGGAATGCAGCAATACAAGGAACAACAAACTTTGGAAGGCAGTTTAAACGACATCCAGCAAAAGCATTTACGGCTTCTGCCACTATGTTTATACTTGGTGCTTTGATAGCTGGAATGGGAATGGGAGACGATGGTGACGACGATAAGAATAGCTACTGGAATTTACCTGAAAGTGTTCGCAGGAGCAATATCTTATTCAGAGTAGGAGAACAATGGGTTTCTATACCACTTCCTGTTGAATACCGTTCGATATATGGAATGGGTGAATTAATGGTAAGTGCAATGAGCGGAAAAGAACATTTCACAAATTCTGAATTAGGTAAGGCTATTGCAGGACAAGTAACACAAATCTTGCCAATAGACTTTTTAGAAGGAGAAGGAGGCGTGAAAGCATTTGTTCCTAGTGCAGTCAAACCTTTTGCTGAAGTAATATCTAATAAAGGATGGACGGGAATGCCTATCTATAAAGATACTCCTTATAATAAGAATATGCCTGAATGGACAAAAACATACAAGAGTGCGAATAAATATCTTGTCGGTCTTGCTAAAATTCTTAATGAGAAAACAGGAGGTGATGCTTATACTAAGGGGTCTGTGAATATCAACCCTGCACAAATAGAGTATCTGCTTAATGGTTATTTCGGAGGAGTATCTAACACAATTGATAAACTCACGAAAAGTGCTGAGACTATCGCTGGTAAAAGAGACTATGACCCTAAGAGTTTCTTATTGCTAAACCGAGTACTAAAAAGTGGAGATGAGCGTACAGAAGAGCGTGCTATCAATAGAGAATATTACAGACTAAAAGAGGAATATGAAATATTGAGAGATAGACTAAAGAATTATGAAAACGACACAGATAATGGAGTTTTCGATTTTTCTGAAAAAATAAATTTCCTATATAACTCTCCTGAATATGCACGATACGAAATCTTTGAAGATTATCGAGGGGACATCGAGAGTTTGTACAAGGAGCTTAAAGATCCAATGAGCGATGAAGAAAGAGCATCAATAGAAGCAGAACTCACTGGATTGAAAAAGCAAATGATAGAAGAAATGAATGCCACACGTAAATAGTTAAACCCATGATAGTGTAGGCTATGATTAACTTTGTAGCCACACTATTTATAATATATTCAAGATATGCAGACAGTAACAAAACAGAAATCCAAACTATTGCCGATGAGCCGTATTGCACCAAGTAATACTAGCAATGAAATGGATAGCGTAGCTTTTCGTTCGCAGAGCTTTGGAAGTCGCAGAGCATTTGACATTCTGATGGAAGCGCAACAATTCTGGAACCAGATGGAGCAATTCCGTAAAGACAGACAGCGCAATAAACGATATACGTATGGAAATCAATGGGACGATGTTATATGTGTTGACGGCAAGCACATGACAGAAGAAGAGTACATCAAACAACAAGGAAGCGTTCCATTGAAAAATAACCTTATTCGTAGACTTGTGCGTAACGTACTAGGCGTGTACCGTTCACAATCTAAAGAACCTACATGTATTGCAAGAGATAGAGACGAGCAAAAACTAGGAGAGACTATGTCGACAATATTACAATGCAATATGCAGCTTAATCGTATGAGTGAAGTTTATGCACGCACGATGGAAGAGTTTCTTATTTCAGGCTTTATTGTACATCGTAAGAGTTATGGTTGGCGTAACGGCAAGGAAGACTGTTGGACGGATTATGTGCAGCCCAACAACTTCTTTATCGATAATAATATGCGTGATTTTCGTGGTTGGGACGTTGGTTGCTTGGGAGAGGTGCACGATATTAGTTTTGGGCAACTATGTGAACAATTTGCAGAGTCACATGAAGATTATCAAAGATTAAAAGAAATCTATAAGTGGGCAGCCAATAAACAATACCTTGCTAGTTATGCAGAGCATTTTGGCTATAGCAAACTAAACAACTATGACTTCTTGTTTACAAGTGAACCTGGAAGATGTAGAGTAATTGAAGTATGGCGCAAAGAGCAAAAACCACGCTATCGTGTACACGACTATCAAAATGGTGATGTTTATAAGATTGATGAAGCCGACTATGAAAAAGAAGTTACTCTTGTCAATCAACAACGCATACAGATGGCAGAAGAGGCAGGAATGCCTTTTGATGAAGTACCATTAGTAAAAGCTACTTGGTTTATGGACGACTATTGGTATTTCTACTACTTGTCGCCTTTTGGAGATGTTCTAAAAGAAGGAGAAACGCCTTTTGAGCATGGTAGTCATCCATACACTTTCAAAGCATATCCATTTATAGACGGAGAGATACATTCATTTGTAGCAGACGTGATAGACCAACAGAGATACACCAATCGACTTATTACCATGTATGACTGGATTATGCGTGCAAGTGCAAAAGGTGTATTGTTGATGCCTGAGGATAGTTTGCCAGATGGTGTCAGTATGGAGGATATTGCAGAGAATTGGGCAACGTTCAATGGTGTGATTTTGTACAAGCCTTCAAAGAGTGGTAGAATGCCACAACAGGTAGCAAACAACTCTACTAATATTGGTATTTCAGAGTTACTCAACTTACAACTAAAATTCTTTGAGGATATATCAGGTGTAAATGGAGCATTGCAAGGTAAGCCTGGTTATTCTGGTACGAGTGCTGCTAAGTATAGCCAAGAGGCACAAAACGCAACAATGTCACTTCTAGACATGCTAGAGTGTTTCTCTTACTTCGTAATTGATGGAGCATACAAGGATGTAAAGAATATTCAGCAGTTCTATGATGAAAAACGAGTTTTCAATATTGCAGGTAAAGCAGGAGCGCAAATTGAATATGATCCTAAGAAGATTAGAGATGTAGACTTTGACTTATCTATCACAGAAAGTACTGCAACACCAGCATATCGTCAACTTGCAAATGATGTGCTACTGCAACTATGGCAAGCTCAAGCAATCTCTGTAGAACAATTACTAGAGCATGGCAGTTTCCCATTTGCAGACCAATTACTACAAAGCATACAAGCACAGAAAGAGCAAATGCAACAAGGACAAGTCCCTCAAGGCATTTCTCCTGAGTTAATGCAACAAGCACAACAAGGAGCGAATATGCAGGCTGTAAATCAACTACATCAGGCAATGACAGCATAATAAAGATAAAAGGCGTAGGAATAAATCTTACGCCTTTACTTTTTATCTCTTTTTGTTCACACCCTTTCGGATATTCTCTATTGCTAACGGATCATTTGTTAGCGTTGCTATTCCATCAAGATTTTGACTTAACCTTTGTTTTGCGTTGTACTCTTCCTTCATACCATGCATAATATTGTTTTTTCTTTAACTCAATTACAGATGTAGGCATTTTTGCAGACCCATTCTTATATGGTGTTGCATAAAAACATTCTTTTTCCAAATCAGTAACAGAAGCTTTGTGGCTAATATAGCCTTTGTGCTTTAGTTTGCGGAAGTTGTATCTATCCATAATCAGGATTGTATTTTTTACACCTGGCATAACATAGAAGCGTTCTCCATTCTTTTCGTGTGCCTCGTCCGCTTTTCTTACTGCTTCACGATAACGGAGGTAGGCTCTTAACTTTTTAAATACATTCATTGTCTGTAAAATTATAAAATGAAACTTATATTATATTGTAGCGGCAGAAACCGCTTTTTTCTTTTTAGGAACAAACCTTTTAACACGCACAACAATAGTTGGAATTGGCATCTCGTGGAAACAGATATGCAAGCCTATTGCTCTTGTCATTAACAAGTCGTCATGCTTTCCAATGATAGCACCATACGCACCATTTTGTTTCTTCTCGTATGTCAAATACTCATCTAAACAACGCTCATCACGTTCAATGTATAAATGCTCACGGATAACCTTAATAAGCGTTGATATAATCATTGGCTTTGTTGCCACGTTGGTATGGAAACCATATTTGCGTGGTAGTCCTTCTTGTATTTCGTTCTCGGTTTGTTTGCGAGCATAGAGATTAGGATACACATCTTTTATTTGATTGAGAATAAAGTGTGACAAATCTCCGTCCACTTGTCTTTCTTTGTCGTGTGTTTCAAGTGTATTACTTTCAATCACTAATAAAGAGTTGTCATAGAACGCTGCTATCTGAGCTGCTTTCCATGCAAGAATATCCATATCTATGTGACCATACCATTGAGCGACAACTTGAGGTCTATCGCCATCGATCATAAAAAGCCTATCTATAACAAGTATTACAGAATAGTCGGCTTTCTTTGAGCGTCCACCAATATCCACAATGGTAAGGTATCTGTTCGTAACGATCTCTTGTTCGTCAATCTCTGGTAAATTCCATATCCACAATAAGCCTTGAGAGTCTTCTGTAAATCGCAAGTTCTTTAATGCGTTCTTTCCTTCATCTCCATCTGCATACACGTCACCTATAAATCTTGGAGGTTTGCATGATGTTCTAAATTGATCGACCTTGTATTTATCGAATATTCTTTCTCCTGAATGTACAAAAGCCTCAACATCGTCTGATGGATATTCAGACGCCATAGGTGCATGCTCATTGTATTTTGCTCGTTCTTGTATATACCAGTTGATCGCTTCAAGTGTCGCACCTTTTTCCCAAAGCCACCAAAGATATTTTCCACTCTCTGCACGTGGAGAAGGTACAGTTGCATTCTTTCTATTCTTCCAAAGTGCTTCAGCAAAGTTTACTTTGTCTTGTTCACTTTCAAATGGTAATGAATATTGGTCGATGTCAAACCACGATATAAACATTGCTTCAAATTGTGATGTACCACGTTTTGCTGCATCGTATTCTCGTTGGAAAAAGTTACCTGTACCATTTGCGGTACTTTCATACACAATCATTGTATATGGTTTTAATAAGATACCTGAACATGCAGAGCGCACAATGTCTTCTGGTTTTTTACCATCTGTGGTCTTCCACAATCCAACTTCTGAAAGGTGCACAAGATTGTAGTCTCCACCACGACAACTATCAGGACGTTCTGCTGTACCAATCTTTATTTTGCAGTTCCTTTGTGGAACACGATGAATAGTGCCTGAATGTCCCACACCAACCATCTTAGATTCATTCTCATTGTAAACCTCTCCAAGTTTATAAAGCATGGAAATTGGATAAGCCTTAATCATACGATCGAACATATCCTTGATTTCATCTGAACCAGCACCTTGGTGAGCGATGATTAGCGAGTTAAGACCTACCTTATGAACAAGTTGCAACCACGCCATATACAGCTGAGATGTTGTCGAACCACCCCATTGTCGAGCTTTTAGCAGTATTATTCGTATAGGCTTTCCTGCTTTTCTTAGTGATTCAAGTCGTTCTACAAATCTTCTTTGCGGACGTGTTAGTCGAAATAATACATCATTACCACCACCTTTGTTTTTGATGTAAACATAGAATGCAGCCCAAAAGGCGAAGTCGTACCTACATCTTAAACGAATAAATTGTTCTATAACCTTTAGTCGATCTTCCTCTTCGTATGATTCAACTTCTAGTTCATTCAGTAAAAAGTCTTTGATACTTCCACTTTTAGATAGTAGCTTAACCAAAGGAACGTTAAGCATCTCTACTGGTAGGTATTGGGTTTCTAAAGGAAAGTCCTTGATGTGCACTTCTGCACGCTCTCCAATAGAACCCATACCGCTAATAGGGTCAAACACTCGATTGACCACAGCATTGCGCTTTTCATTTTCCTTCAATATGTTATCTACCTCTTTTTGCATTGTATTGTAATAGGGTAGTTTAGAATTGAATAAACAAGTCCACACAGATAGCAATAAAGGTGCAACCATGCATTAGTATTCGGAAAGAAAAAGCCTATACCAATATAGAATACCATCCACAATTGATAGTATAGTTTTCTACTTACCTCTAATGAGATTGAACCAAAAAGGAAGAACACGACCCCTGAAAGCCCTACTGTAGGTAATGTGGGTAGTGGTAAAAAATGTGATAACGTATCTATAGGAAAGGTTACTGCTACAATATAAGCAAGCAATAATCTTGTGATTTTTATATCGTATATAAAGATGATGCAAATGAGACACCAAGCATTAAGAAAAGCGTGAATTATATTTGCATGAAAAAAAGGATAAAGAAGTCTCCCTACCCATGAAGCTCCTGCATAGATACCAATCGTATTCCAATTAGAGAAGCCTATTAAAGAAATGACAACGACAACAATACTTAAAAGCAATGACGTAGCCTTTTCTTTCTTTCTTCGAAACGTCTTTTCTTTTCCTTGCATATCATTACCTTTATACTTTCTTCTGTAAGATAATATTTGGGTGCAGGTTGCTCGACAACAACCTTACAACATTTCTTTATCGTCCAATCTGAATGTGTCTTACGAAGTTCTTTAACTCTTCTGAATATTTCTTGAAACATTTCCCTTTTGGATGGTAGCATGTTTTTAAATTGAGAACCTTTAAACATTGCATACATCATCTTGCTAGCCCATACACTTGAAACCCAAAAACGTGGTGATGGCATAGTAGAAATTTGTTTACAAATATATGTAATATTAATATAGTTACACGAAGAAACATAATCATCATAAACACGCATAATGCTTTGCATACGCTCTTCTGAGTATTCCATTAAAGATCCTCTTTTCTTCATAGTTGTTGGTTTAGCTGTGTTACAAAGTTAGTAATAAAAACACTAATAGTTATACCTAAAAAGAATATTTTACAACGTATATTTGCATTAAAACAATCATTAAAAAAGAAAAATTTAGGAGATTATGACTGATAGTACAAAAGTTATGGGCAATCGAGAAAAATTTTCAGAAAGGATGAAAAATAAATATCCTGAACGAGAATTTGACGATGATGAAGCTTTGTTCGGACAAATCAATGAAGATTATGACAATTACGACAAAGATGTGGAAGGATATAAAGAACGAGAAAAGGCGTTTTCAGATCTGTTCTCAAGTGATCCTCGTAGTGCAGCTTTTCTTACTAATTGGCGTAATGGAGGTAATCCAGCAATTGAGTTAGTACGTATGTTTGGTGATGACTTCATTGAAGAACTTAAAGACCCAGAGAAACAAGAAGAGCTTGCAAAGGCTAGTAAAGAATATGCAGAGCGAGTAGCCAAAGAGAAAGATTTTGAGGAGCAGTATCAAAAGAATATCTCTGAGACACACAACACTATTGCAGCTATTCAAGAAGAAAAAGGATGGAGCGACGAGCAAGTAGATGAAGTTATGGAGTTCCTTGTAAACATTATGAAAGATGGTATTCTTGGTAAGTTTACACGTGAGAGCATTGATATGGCTTTCAAAGCTATTAACCACGATGCAAACGTGGAAGATGCAGCTCATGAAGGAGAAGTAAGAGGTAGAAATGCTAAGATAGAAGAAAAGCTAAAGAAGGCTTCACGTGGTGATGGAACAGCCAGTCTTAATGGAAAGAATAGTGGAGGTAAGCCAAATAACCTTCCTGATCTTGGTGCAATTTCTAGATATGATGGCAACCAAAGTATATGGGAGCGTGGAGGTGAGAAACGTACCTCATATAAATAAAGGATAATTATCACTTATTATTATAAATCAAAACAAAAAGAAGAATGAAAAATTTAAAAAGAAGTTCAGGTTTTCTCTATCGCATCGTGCTAACAATGTTAGCTCTTGTGATGGGTGCTTCGCAAGGAGTGTTGATGGCTGACGCTACCGCACTTCCTGACGCAGGTAAAACAAATGCAGGTGCTGCAGGTACAGGTGGCACAGGCGGTATTGCAACTGAAACACAAGGACGCACTGATGGTGCTGACAATTTCTACATGAGCGATGTCGATCAACGTATCGTTAAGATTCGTCCTATGGCAACGCCTTTAGACCAGATCAGTCGCTATGCAAAATCAAGTTCTTGTGATTCATTTGAAGTTAAGTACTACTCTGTAGGTACACGAGAAATTTTGTGTACAACTACAAAGAAAGTAGAAGCTATGGCAACTGGAGCAAGCACATCACTTCCTGTAAGCGATGCTAACATGTTTACACTTGATGACACTATTCGTGTACTTGGCGTAAAGGGTGTTACCGATCCAAATACAGGTAAGGCTTATACAGGTAGTAACATTCCAGACTTGGTATTGTGCGTATGTGGTAAAGATCCATCTACAAGTGTTCCTACTGTTTACGCTGTAAATGGTAAAATGGACTCTACAAGCAAGCAACCTATCTTTGTTCCTGAGATTCCAAGTGGTACTAAACTTGTGAGAATGGGTAAGGCGTGCGGTGAATTAGATGTACAAACAGGACGCTTTAATAACATTCCAACAGCAGAGACACAATATTGCCAAAACTTCATGATTCAAGTAGAGCAATCAACCTTTGATAAGATTGCAGCAAAAGAAGTAAATTGGAATTTCTCTGACCTAGAAGAAGATGGTATCTTCGATATGCGCTTAGCAATGGAGAACACTTATTTATTTGGTGTTAAGAATGTTATCAAGCACATTTCTAAAGAGAATATGAACACATGGTTCACTGGTGGTATCTGGTGGATGGCAGGAAAAGACATCGAAGTTGGAGTATGGGACGCTGCTAAAAATTGTGCAGTTATCTCTGATGATAGTCTTGTAGACATCACAAAAGACTTGTTTGTTGGTACAGGTATTGGAAACAAACGAAAGATTCTTTTCTGTGGCTCTGAAATGCTTACAGCTTTCTCTAAGATCAAGAGTGACAAGTTCCGCTTAAAAGATACTGTTGAAGTATGGAATTTGAAGTTTAAATCTTGGGACACCGACTTTGGCGAAGTATTAACAGTACATCATGAGTTATTTGATAAGAACGGAATGAGCGATTGTGGTTTTGCGCTCGATCCAGAGTACCTGTCTAAGAAAACACACGTGTCTTGGGCACGCAATATTCTTGACCTTAAGTCTGCAGGTATCCGCAATACAGATGCAGTTGTTATTCAAGAAGTGAGTTGCTTATACTTGCGCTATGCTAAAGCTCATGCACGTATGAAACTTGCACACGCTTAATAATTAAAACAGATAATAACACAGAAGGGGTGGGATAATTTAAAAGCATCCCGCCCCATTTTTATTTATATAGGTATGAAGAAATATTATAGTTCAGATTCACACATAGCCATCAATGTTCTACTTGAGAATGGAAATAGTATGCACATTGCATTTACGCCAATTTCAAATGGTGGTAGCACCTACAATACAGAAGAAGAAGTTATTCAGAATGCTCTTGAGAATCATTATCGTTACAACGATTTGTTTGTGCTAGATCGTGAAGAAGATACTAATGCACCAATAGAAGAGCCTACACAGAATACAGAAGAAGATCCTAATCAAGCAGAGGAAAGTAATATTCGCAAGGTTAGAGTTAGCGATATAGGCGAAGCAAAGGATTATCTTGCAGAAACATTTGGTGTAAGTCGTACTTCTTTAAGAGGTCAAAAGGCTATTCTTGAAGCAGCAAAGGCAAACAACATTGAGTTTGAGGGGTTATAAAAAATAAAATCTCAGTACAATGAAAGTATATCTTCTTGACGAAATAGCAAAAGATGTTCGCATTGCCATTGACCAAAACATGCAGAGTGAAACGTTAGTGGACTTTGGCGATGTGGATACTCTTTCTTTAAATGACATTATCAAGTCAAAGATTGTTGATGCAGTAAAACGCATACATAGTACCGCTCCATCTTATCTTCTTGATGGTGGGCATAACTTTGGTGATGCTATCTATTGGAAAGAGCTTGAAAGTGGTTGGTGTTTACTTCCTGAAGACTTTATGCGCCTTGTCGTTTTCCAGATGGATGATTGGGAAAGACCAGTATATCATGCTATTAGTGAAGATGATGAGGAGTATCAAAAGCAAAGTAGTCGTTTTAAGGGTATAAGAGGCACACCACAAAAACCAGTTTGCGCAATTGCTATACGTCCTGAAGGAAGAGTACTTGAGTTCTATTCATGCAAGAACACAGATGCTATGGTTAGTCGAGCTGTTTATCTTCCATATCCTAAGGTTGATAAAGATAATGGTATACAGATATGTGAACGTTGCTATCAAGCAGTTGTCTATACCATAGCATCATTAGTATTAATAACATACGGCAGTGCAGATCAAAGCAAAGCATTGTTGGAATTAGCTAAATCTACATTAATATGAGTTCAATAAAAACAACACAGATGGATGGTGACGTATCCGTTGGACGCAATGTTGCAGTAGGCGGAGATTCACTCGTTCAAGGAGACGCCCATATAAAAGGAACATTGAGAGTGGATGGATGGCTTGATGCCCAAAATGTTAAGGTTTCAAACAAAGGTCTGTTTACAACAATAGAGAAATTACGTGCAGCTTATCCAAATCCACAAGATGGATGGTGGGCAATCGTGGGAAACTCTCTTCCTGGTCCTATTTATACCGTAGAGAATGGAGTATGGACTGCAACAGGTGAAACAGGAGGTGTCGGAGAATTAGATGTTCATGAGTTAGCAGAAGCAATAGACAAGAGTTCTCAAGCTATTGGTGAGGCTAGTAAGGCTAGTCGTATTGGTGAGAACAACAAAACTAAGATAGAGGAACTTAAAGAAAAGCAGGCGCAAGACCTTAAAGCGCAAAATGAAAAGAATACTGTTTTAGAAAAAGGTTTGCAAACTAATAGTTCAGCTATTGAAACAGAACGTTCAGAACGAGAGAAAGCAGTATCAGAACTGAAGAAAAAATTATCATATTCAGAAGAGATTTTGCAGAAGGCAAAGGGAGTTGTAAAAAGTATAAGTGTGACTCAAGGTACAAATGCTTTAAAACTAACGCCCGATGATAATGGCAATATTGATTTAGATATTCCAAATGCTGTTGCGGATGATAATGTAAATCCTAATAGTACTAATCCTGTTAGTAGTAAAGCAGTAGCAAGTGAGTTCCAAAAGTTATCTAATAAATATGGTGCATCACTTCAACTGAACGAGATTGGCGAAGGTGTAAATAAACAATATAGCGTTTCCTTACTAGATGAACGTGGAGAAGTAATTGCTACCACAGAGCCATTTAGTGGAGGTGGAGGTGGTGGCGTACCTGTAACAGGAAACAAGATTGTTTTAAATCGTATTAGCTCTATTAGCCAGACGATCAAAAAAGGTCAAAACTTAGTTTTAAGCTATCGTTACGACCATGTTCGTTTAGAGGATGGAGAAAGCACAGGTATAGCAGGAAAAGCTATTGTAAGTATATCTCATGGAAGTAACAATAAAGAGATTATTCAGAATCTAGTTGCTGGTGATGTTACCAATATTGATGTTACCCCTTACATTAATGTAGGTGCGAATGTAGTCAAAATAAAAGTTGAAGTAGACAACGGAGATAACAAACAAGTTCAAACTATAAGCTTTAATGTAAATGTGGTTGAACTAATATTGAGAAGTTCCTTTAACATCTCAACTGTTACTCGTCGTGGGGACAGATTAACTATACCATGGAGCTTAGTTGGTGGAGGTCAAAAAACTTTACATTGCTATGTTGATGGTGTAGAAACAGAGACTAAAACAATATTATCAAGTCAAGGTAATGGTAGTTTTGGAGTAGACACATCAAGCTTAGTACATGGAGAACACAACGTTCAGTTGGTTGCAGAAGTACAAGAGAATGGTAATACTATAAAAAGTAATAGTATCTTTTTCGGTGTAGCTATAAAAGAAGCCAAAAAGAATGATGTTATTTTTGTTAGTAGATTTGACTTTGCTGATGGAACTATTATAGCGAAAGGAAATAACCCTTACATCGAATGTAAACAATATGATGAGTACACCTTGAGTTATGGTGTTTATAATCCACAAACTAACAAGAGTGATGTTTGCATTTATGAGAATGGTGTAAAGGTGTCTGAAATTGAAACAGGATTTGTTCGCAATGATGTTTCTTTTAGAAGCATGTATAGTGGGCACATTGCATGCTATATAGAAGTTGGTGCGTATCGTTATCATTATAGCATTAATTCTGAAGCATCTCAGAGTATTGTAGACGCTCCTAGTGATGGGCTAGTAATGAAACTAACAGCTTTAGGAAGAAGTAATAGCGACAAGAATAAAGACACTTGGAACTATAGAGATATTACCACAACATTTAATAAGGTTCTATTTGGTTCAGATGGTTGGAACAATGGTGCGCTGCGTTTAAAAGGTGGTGGCTCTGCTTTAATAAATTATGCTCCTTTCGATTTAAAAAATAACACAAACGATAGTGTTAGTGTATTAATGAGATTCCGAGCAAGTGGTGCTACAGACGATGCAGGTGCAATTATTAGTTGTGTAGACAAAGATGGAACAGGCTTTATTATCACTCCACAAGAAGCACGTATGTGTACAAAGGGAAAGAGTGTAGTATCGATGAAGCTAGCAAATAACGAAACTTATAGTATTGCGTTTGTATCTTATCCTAAAGCATACCAACAAAGTTCAGAAGAAGAAAAGATAAATGATAGCATGTTGTTTATGTATATAAATGGTGTGCTAAGTGGTGCTGTACAACGTGGCTTTAATGATAGTGTTATACAATCATCTCCTATTGGTATTACGTTGAAGGGAGAAAAATGCACGCTAGATGTTTATTCTATCAGTGTATATAGTAGATTCTTGAGTTTAAATGAAGTGTTAGCTTTATATTTACTCGACTTGAATACTACAGAGGAGTTGTTATTAAAATCAAAACGAAATGACATTATTGGGGTAGATGGAAATATTAATTTGGATAAACTTCCATCAGATTTGCCTTATATGATCATAACAGGTTCAGCGGACAATGGAACTTCAATAGCTTTGCAGGCTGCTATCAATAACAACAAAAAGACGAAATACGATATAGACGAGATCTTATTTGTAGACAAGTCTAATCCATCTAAGAATTTCCATTTAAAAGGTGGTCATATTCGTTTGCAAGGAACAAGTTCTTTAGCTTATCCTATTAAAAATTATAGGATATATACGAAGAATAGTAACAAAGTTAAAGGCGAATTACACGTTGGTTGTGACGAACATGGAATTGGAGGAGAGAAGATTGCAAACGGAAAGTATTCTTTCCGAGATGCAAATGGAAAACAAAAAGCATCTATACCTGTTGACTGCTGGTGTTTAAAAGCAGATTATGCAGAAAGTTCAAGTAGTCACAATACTGGTATGGCAAGATTGGTTCATGATGTTTTAACAGCATCAAACGAATTAACACCAGTTCAACGCTATGCATCAGATGGTTATAATTATGACGTGCGAACAACAATAGATGGATTCCCTATATTGTTATTCCATCGTGCTAGAGTTGAAGATGTTCCTGTGTTCTTGGGCAAGTTTAATTTCAACAATGATAAGAGTACAGAAGAGGTTTTTGGATTTAAAGGTATTCAAGGCTACCATACCGCAGAATGGGTTTCAGACAAATTCAGTGGAGTGAATCCAACAGAGTGTTGGGAGTTTTTGAATAACGATTATCCTATGGGTATGTTCTTAGATGATGACTTTGATACAAAGGGTGAAGATGGAACGCCTAATTGGATGAAAGTGTTTGAAGCACGTTTCCCAGATGACGATGCAGTGAACGATAAATATAAGAAAGGTGAGAAAAAGCCTTTGTTATTAGAACGCTTAGTGAAGTGGGTTAAGAGCACCAATGGTAATGTAGATAAGTTTAAAGCAGAGCTAGGAGACTATTTCGACATAAACTATTTGTGTGATTATTATACTTTCACAGACGTATTTGGTTGTGTCGATCAACGTGTAAAGAATATGATGATGAGTTTCTTTTATGACCCTACTAAGGCAAAGATGCTCGCCTATATGATATTCTATGATAATGATACAATCAATGGTGTGCGTAATGACTCTCGTTTAAAATACTCTTGGGATATTGACGAAAATACATTAGATACAGACTTATCGAATGACCAAAAGCAAGTGTATGCCTATGCAGGACATGATAGTGTATTGTGGAAGAACTTAAGACTAGGCTTTGCTAAAGAATTAGAGCAAGCCTATATCCGTTTGCGTTCTAAGATGAGTAATGCTCTTATCTTTAAATACTTCGATAAGGAACAGACAGAAAAATTCTGTGAGCGAATATATAACCTAGATGCACTATACAAGTATGTTTCACCAAAGACAAAGGGTGTTTCTGTGAATAAAAGTGGAGCAACAACGATCCTAACATATTCTTATTTAGAGAGTATGCAAGGAGATAGAACTAGTCATAGACATTGGTGGTTGAACAATCGTTTGGCGTTATTCGATGCAAAATACAAGACAGGTAATTACAGCTTAACAGACTTAACTTTTAAAGGTAATAGTGCAGCTGGAGCAACAATCAAAGCATGGAGTTCAAGAGATTTCTATTTTGCGTTCCAACGTGAAGGAGAAGTTTTGGCACACAATAAGGTTGGTGCAAATACAGAGTGGAGCTATACTTATTCTCAAGTTGCCAACATTGGTACTATATTCCATTTCTATGGTGGTGAGTTCTTAAAGAAATTGGACTTGAGTTCATGGGGTGGCTTTACAGATTTGAATTTTCCTTATCTACCCAAACTAGAAACTCTAATTCTCGGTAAAGATGGAGAGAGCTATTCTCTTACAGAGTTGGTTGTAGATGATAAGATGCCTATGTTGAGAAGCCTAGATATGAGAAATTATACAGGCTTATCATCTTTGGATTTATCGAAATGTTCAAATCTAGAGGAAGTGAATGCTTTAGGATGTAGTTCCTTGACATCACTGTTCTTACCTATTGGCGCACCAATTAATAAACTAGTGTTGCCCAACAATTACAAGTCTTTGACATTGCGTCACTTATCAGAGCTTAGAGAAGATGGTTTACAGATTTCTAATAAAGGCAACATCAATAGCTTATATATAGAGAATTGTAGACACTTAGATGCTGTGAGATTATTAAAAGAAATACTCTCTATCAATGGTAATAAGCTACAAAATGTTAGACTAGTTGGACTTGAATTAACAGGTGATGGTTCAGATCTAAAAGAATGGAAGTTGAAACACTTAGGTGGTTTAGATGCATCTGGAAATATCACAGAGAACTGCAAACTCGTTGGAAGCTATCAATTAACACACTTCTTAGAAAATGAAGATCTAGAATTACTAAGAAGCTATTATGATGAGTTGGAAATAAAACAACCAGAATATAGTGTTATTGATATGGATATAGATGTTGCTGATGATGCTAATGTTACTAACGAGGATAATAAAACTGGTTATCGTTATGGCAAAACATACGTTCCAAGTGGTTATATCAAGGAAATATTATCAAACAGACATCGTGTACTTGTAAAGTATAAAGACGGTAAAGCAAAAGTTTGTTTGTTAGATGACAAGAACAGCAACTATTATAGTGGAATGCAGTCTCAGTCAAAGTTAGATGGAACAGAAGGCGAGGTGATGATGTATGAGCCACATTATTGGTATAAGGGTGTAAATGATTATTTAAATAATCGTTATTATTCTTGTTTCTATTATGGCAAAAATAAGCCTAATAGTGTGGATTGCAAGCGTATTACAAAAGATGATCTTAGAAAAGAATATGAGTTTAAGATTAAAACAAAGTTTGTAACTACAACAGGTAACTTGAAGAATGGTTTACAAGTCTCAAATAATAGCGATGTAGCTAAGATTCCTGTTAAAGGTTACAAACGTGTTCGTTTCCCATCAGTAAAAGGTGTTAATGGCGTTGGTGCAGCGTTCATAAAGAACAATGACACGATTATAAAAACAATCAGTGTAAACGTCTTAAAGAATACTTTTGAAAATGGAATGTATCTTATTGCAGACATACCATCAGATGCAGAGTTTTTGTTATTTACTATAACTCGTGAGAATATTCCATTTACAGATGTGATACTAAGTAATAGTGAGCGCATTGAGGACATGGAGCCAGACTGGGTTGAACACAATGCTGTATTAGTTGGTGTAGCTCCTGTAGCTTCAGAACAAGGAAAGTTAATGCATATAGACAATGGTGGATTTGGATTTATCAATACGTCTTATGAAATTGTTGTCCAAAGTGTAAAAGAGCGTAACCTTGAGTTCTTATCATATTCAGTTTATAAAGATATTGTTAATTTGTTTGTAGCTAAATATGGAAGAAGAAATGTTCAAAGAACAACTGGAAAAGGAGCTTTAAGATACAACCAAAATAGCTATACAACATCGATACTCGGAATGCAAGATACATTTGTTCAGAGTGTTAATTACGAGCTAAACTATTATTTAAATTCGGATGGAGAAGTAAAAGATATTAATAGTGTAAACACTCTAGGATATGAAGACCTATATGCTAAGTATCAAATGTTTATGAGTGGTATTGGTGCTTGTGACGATCGATTACAAGAAACAAATACGTTTGACTTGTTTTTTGTTACTCGAGAAGATGGAACAAGAGAAAATATCATTTTTAAAAGCGTAGCGAATCAATGGATTGTAAATACCCAACATGGAAAGTATATGGATATTATCAATGCAGGACAAGCAATTGGTGCTGAGACTAGATATTATGGAGACTATCAAGCAACAAGAGGTTGGACAAAAGACAATATTTGTACATACAGTGGTACGAGCAGAAATATTAGTTCTGGATTATGGTGGCTCTATGCACAACAATCTGCAACGCAAACTATTGAAGCAGGTTGTAGACTAATGTTTAGAGGAAAGATCGAGTTTATTAATGATGTAGAACAATATAAACAAATACAATGAATGATGTAATGGTTTGTAAAGGGGGGAGAGACACCCCCCCTATAGAGTGCATAAATAGCTATTCAAAGAAATGGGCGTTACGTGTTTGCTTTGAAGAGCTAGAAGATAATGTAGTAAAATACTATGAAAAGCAAATAAATAGTGATGTCGAGCCAAGCGAAGAAGATCGTTTATCGTTTGAACGAGAGGTTTTACGTTCGTGCTTTAACAAATGCTATACAAGTGGATTTGAATTTAAGGAAACAAGAATACCCATTTCTGAATATTTAAATTCATTATTGCTAATGAGTCTGTTGAAACCAGACTTTGAGTATCCTATTTTTGTTTTTGATTGTAATAACAAAAAAGTGAAGATAGATAATCAAGAGGATATGAGAGATTTAAAGAACTCATACACTAAATATTTTAATAAAATAA